GCCGACGGTGGCGGGGCCGCCGAGGGGGACAGAGGGCAGGAGGCTGAGGACGCCTTCGTACTGTTCGATGATGACCGAGCGCTGGCTGACCCCTTCGAAGCGGAAGAGGCCGATCTGGGCGAGGCGGGTGTAAAGGTTGGGCAGGATGTTGATGGCCTGCGTCATCTCGGCCAGCGAATAGCCGCCAGCGTCGAAGGGATTTCGGACGAGGGTCATGGTGGGGCTCCGGGGATAAAGGGGGATCAGACGCCGTCGCGGGCGATGATGCTTGCGGCGGCCAGCTGGGTGAGCTTCGCGGCGATCTTGGTGCCGTCATCGACGGTGGCGCCGTAGGCGAGGGCCGCGCGCGACACGATTGAGGGGCCGCGCACGAGGACGATGCCCGTGGCATCGGCCAGCGTGGCGTCGACGGCATAGAGCAGGACAGCCGTGGCGACCTGCGATCCGTCAGCCCCGGTCGCGGGCGACAGGGTATACTTGCCGCTGGCCGTGATTTTTCCGAGGACCGAGCCGACGGGATAGGGCATGCCCGCGAGCAGCGTCACGACCTCGCGGGTGTAGTTCGGGTTGACCTCGTATTTGAGGACATCGCCCATGCTGGGCGGTTCCGTCAGGACGGGCATGGTTCAGTCTCCAGGATGTTGGGGGATGGTCGCACCGCGCGATGAAGCGCGCAGCGGTGATGGGCGCCGAAATCAGCGCGACGCGGAAGCTGACTTCTTGGCGGCTGCGACTATGGGGCTTTCCTTCGCCCCAGCCGCCGGGGCGCTGGCAATGATGCCCGCCGCGTCGCTACGCGCGGCGAGATCGGCCAGCACTTTGGCGCGCAGCGCCTCGGGCTTCACGCCTTTGGCGACGGCATCGGCGGCGTCGATCTGCACACCAAGCCGGGCTGCCTGTGCGCAGACCTGCGCAACTTCGGCCGCTTCGGCACGGATGGCATCGACGGAGGGCGTCGCTTCCGTCTGCGGCGGCGCGATGGCCGCGGTCGGGGTCGGTTCCTGCGGGGTGCTGGCAGCAGGCGCGGCCAGAGGCTGCGCATGGTCTTCGGGGGCGGTGGTCATCATCGGGCCCTTTCCTCTGGGGGTGGATTTGCCGCGAGGTGCGGCGGCGAAAGCGCGGAAGGCGGTGACCGGATCGGCCACCTCGTCGGCAAGACCGGCGAAGACCGCCGCCTCTCCGCGGAACACGGCGGCTTCGGTGCCCAGCGCCCGGCTTGTGTCGAGGCGGTGGCCGCGACCTTCTGCGACGGTTTCGGCGAAGAGCTGACGGAGGTCTTCCAACTCACCCGCGATCCGTTCGCGGACTGCCTCGGGCAGTGGCTGATAGGGGTTCGCATCGACCTTGCGCGCACCCGCATGGATCAGCGTCACGGAGATGCCCTGCTGGTCCAGTGCCCCGCTCATGTCGCTGTGCATGGCCACAACGCCAATGCTGCCAACGGCACCGGTGCGCGGCAGGATGATCCTGTCGGCCTGGGAGGCCAGCGCATAGGCCGCCGAGAGGGCGTGATCGGCGACGAAGGCCTGCACGGGTTTGATCTGTCGCGCTGCGCGGATGCGGTCGGCGAGGTCAAAGGCACCGGCGACTTCTCCACCGAAGCTGTCGATATCGAGGGCGATACCGCGAATGGCGGGGTCGCCCAGCGCTGCCTGCAGCTGGGCAGCGATGCCCTCGTAGGAGGTCAGGCCGGAGGATTGTCCGATCCACGCGCCGCGATGCACCAGCGTGCCCGCGATCTCGATGACGGCAATTCCGTCCACCATAGCGAAGGGCTGACTGCCGTTCCGTGCCGGGCGGTTGGTCAGGTCGTCGCCGAACAGAGACGCCCGGGCGGGCAGGGTGGCAATGGTTCGGTCCTCGTCCGTGACCTCCAGACCATCCATGCTGATCTCGCGGCCCGTGATCCGCGGCCCAAGGCCGGTCAGGAAGGCCAGCGCCTTGGCAGGATCGACCATCAGCGGCGTGTTGAAGACACGCTGGGCGATCTGGGTATGATGCATCATCCTTCCTCCGCGGGTCGAGGTTCCCGGCCTTCGCTGTCGTCATCCTGATCGCCGCTATTCTGCTGATTTTCCTGCTCGCCCTCAGCGGTGCCTTGCCCCGCGCCGCCACCTGCGGCCTGCGCCGGGGATCCCGGCCGCCGGAAGTCGAGGCCCAGTTCCGCCTCGCGCTTGCGTTCGGCTGCGATTTCGCGGTCGACCTGTTCGGCGTCGTAGCCACGTTCGGCGATGGCCTGCGTGCGGGATTTCAGGCCTGCTTCGATCTGGAGGATCTCCGCCGCAGCGTCCTTGGCCGGGTCGATCCAGTCCCATTTGGTGGGGAGCCAGTCGCAGGCGAGGTATGCGCGCCGGTCGGTCGCATAGCCCGGCAGGTCGATGGCGCCCGCCAGTACGGCAATATCCATCCAGCGAGTCCAGACTGCGCGGCAGAGCTGGTAGACCATGACCGAATGCTGAAAGGCCGAGATGCGGCGGCGGAAGTCGACCAAGGCGATCCGGGTGTTCGAGAAGTTCCCCTTGGCCGTGTCGCCCGTCAGGTAGCCATAGGGCACGCCCAGCGCCGCGCCGATCTGCAGCAGCGTGCGGTACTGGAACGGCTCATAAGTAGATCCGGAATCCGGCGTTGAGGGGGTTGTGACATCCTCGCCCGGGTCGAGCCGCACCACCTGACCCGGTTCGACCTCCAGATCGTCCTCGGCCGGATCGAGGGCGGTTTCCGGGGCGGGAGAGGTGATGAACATCGCGAACATCGCCGCGGTTTTCTTCCGCTCCAGTTCCGCGTCGTCGTAGAGATCGAGCGTGAAGAGCTTCACGACGGCTGCGGCAAAGCGCGACACGCCGCGCAACTGGCCCGCCTCGACGGGGTCGAGGATGTGGATGACCTCCGAGGCAGGGACGCGCACCGTTTCACCCGCAAGCCCCGGATCGGTCATGTCGCCCGGATGGCGGCGCAGGAAGTGGTAGGCCACGCGGCGGCCGATCCCGTCGAACTCGATCCCCTGCCGGATCGCCCCCGCCCCGGGCAGGACGCGGGTCATGTCCTGGGGCAGCATCTCCGATGGCAGCATCTGCAGCTGCATCGGGACGGTCAGCCCGTCTTCCGGCCGCCGCGTGCGGATGCGCAGGAAGACTTCGCCTGCCAGGAACACCTCCCGCGCGGCCCGGCGCTGCAAGCCGAAGAAGTCGGTCAGACCCTCGGCGTCCGCCTCGTCGGTCCAGGCGAGCCAGAGCTTCTGCAATTCCTCCTTCTTCGCTGCGTCCGCGATCTTCGACGAGGGCTTGATCCCGTCGCCGACGACATGGTTGGCGAAGGCATCGACGGCATTCGCGGCGTAGCCGTTGTTGCGCACGAGCCAGCGTGCCCGGGCGGTGATCGTCTCGCCCGAGGCGGCGATCAGCGTGTTCACATGCGCCCGGGTGGCGCGGAACCCGCGCATGCGGCGGTGGGACTGCGCGGCATCGAACCCGCCGATGATGGACCCGAGCCGCGCGCGGAAGGCGTCGAGCACCATGATCACAGACCCTTCGTGGCGACGGTGCCCCACCGGCGGCGTCGCGGCTTCGCAGAGGCGGTGGCGATCCGGCCCTCCAGATCCCGGATCGCCGCCGCAAGCTCGGCGTCCGAGCCATAGGTCACGGTCTTGCCGTCGTAGCTGACGCTGCGCAGCCCGGCGAAGCGGGCCTCCTGCAGTGCGGTCAGCAGGGCCTGCATGCGGTCCAGGTCCATCAGTCCCTCATGAAGTTCGGGGTGTAGGCCCGCCGCTTCCGGCGTGGCGTGGTCAGGGTTCCGGCCTTGGGTGTGGCCGGGTCGGGTTGTGTGGGAGCCGCGGGCACAGCTGCGGGCAGGCGGGTTTCCACGCCCGCCTGCGCCTCGAGCCGCCGCCAGGTGGCCTCGTCCCATCGGTCGGCACCGAGGATCCATGCCGCGGCGCGGGCATAGACCCGGCAGTCCAGCGCCTCGTTCCGTTCGCGCATCTTCTGCCATTCCTGATGGGCGTAGCCGCGCTTGTTGCGGATCGTGACCAGCTGTTCGGCCACCAGCTGCTTCAGCCATTCGGTGTCGGCCCAGCCAGGGAGGTGCATCGTCCCCGGCGCATCGAGGGCGCCCAGCGCCCGATCTTCATCACTCGGCCGCTCGATCCGCAGGAAGCGGTAGGTCTCCGCTTTGAACGTCGCCGTTGCCACCGACCAGAGCCGGGCGCCGCGCCGCAGGCGTTTGCCGCCGATGGTGGCATCGACGAAGGTCGGACCCGAGACCGGCGCCGACCGGTTGAAGCCTTCGAGGCCCTTGAGGGGCGCCACCTGTTCGAACCCGACCTTGCGCGACCACGCATAGACGGCCGCGGCCTCGTAGCCGGTGTCGATGCCCAGCCGCGCAACGGTCATGAACGCGCCGTTGGCATGCTGCCAGCTCTTCCCCAACAGCACCGTCAGCTTCTCCCATGCGGCAGGATCGTCAGGCCCGCCCGGAATGACGATGTGATCGACGAGCCAGCTTTCCAGCCCACGACCCCATGCCCAGATGTCGACCTCGATCCGGTCCTTCTGCACGTCGGCCCCGGCCGTCAGGAACAGTCCTGCCGCAGGCACTTTGCCCGGCTTCCACGCTTCCCGCCGATCCGCCAGTCGCTGCCATTCCGGCGCGTCGCCGCTCTCGACCCATGTCTCGCCCAGAAGCGTGTTGCGCGCGGCGCGCAGCGTCTCGTCCGACCCTTGGGCCGCCAGCCATTCCCGCGCGACGTCGGACCAGCTTTTCCAGCCCAAGGGCGAGTAGAGCGCCGAAAGATGGAAGCCGATGGCCTTGGGATCCCTGGAAACCGCCGTCGCCCGCCATTCGCCGCGGGCCAGCATCTCGGTCTTGTGGTGCTCGGCGATGGGGCGTTCGCAACCCTCGCAATGGTAGGCCGCGGTTTCCGGCTTCCCCTTCGCCCAGCGTAGCCGGTCGAACTGCAGCCATTGCATCGCCCCGCAATGCGGGCAGGGCACGAAGTAGCGCCGCTGGTCCGATGCCTCGAATTCCCTCTCGATCCGGCTCAGCCCCCGGATCGTCGGGGTCGAGACCATGAATACCTTGCGCCGATGCGAGAAGGTGGTGGTGCGGGCTTCGGCCAGCGTGACCGGGTCGCCTTCCTCATCGGCCGATGCCGGATAGGCGTCGACCTCGTCCAGAAACACATAGCGCGCGGGCATCGAACGCAGGCCGGTCGCGCTGTTCGCCCCGGTCAGCACCAGGATGCCGCCGGGAAACTCCTTCGACAGCATCGAGTTGCCCGCGTCCCGCGAGCGGGCCGGGTTCATCCGTTCGCGCAGCGCCGGGCTGTCCGCGATCAGCGGATCAAGGCGGCCCCGTGACGTCCGCTTCGCCAGTTCGAGGCTCGGCAGCACCGCCAGCATCGGCCCCGGTGCATGGTGGATCACGAAGCCGATCCAGTTGTTGCCTGCCTCGGTTGCACCGACCTGCGCGGCCTTCATGAATGTGATGCGCTGGGCCGGGTGACCCGGCGACAGCGCATCCATGATCTCGCGCAGGTAAGGGGCCCGGGCGGTGCGATACCGCCCCGGCTCGGCCGCGCCGCGCGACGACAGCCAGCGATGCTGATCCGCCCATTCCGATACCGTCAGGCTCGGATCGGGGCGCAGCCCCTGCCGCCAGACGCGCAGCAGGTCCTCGGCGCCGTCGAAGCCGAGGTCGAGACCCTCGGTCAGGTCGTTGTCATCGTCCTCATCATGCAAGCGAGACCCGGAGGTCGGCGAGGGCGTCGAGCTGTTCGCGGACATGGGCTTCCAGCACCCTCTGCATGATCGCGGTCTCGATCGTCA